TATAGTAGATATAATAATGACAACACAAAACTGGGCTCAGTTTACAGAAACTTGGAATTTCCAGGATATAGATAAGAACGTGGCTCCCCCATTTATGACTGTTGTTAGATCCCCAGAAACTAAATACGGTTCTAATTCAACGATTTATAATATACCAGATAGAAAACATTTTTATTATGCATCAGTTCCAAGTTATAATGGAACTCGTCTTAATGTTGATGTGTATTCGATACCACAACCAGTACCTGTCGATATAAATTATAGTTTAAAAATTATATGTAATAGGTTTAGAGAGTTAAATATGTTAAATAAACATGTTATGCAGACATTTACCTCTAGACAAGCTTATTGCGATATTAAGGGGCATTATATTCCTTTACTGTTAAATAGTATTTCTGACGAATCTACATTAGATATTGAGAAAAGAAAATACTATACCCAAACCTATGAATTTACTTTGTTAGGTTTTTTGATTGATGAGGCTGAGTTTGAGGTAAAACCTGCAATAGAAAGAACATTTCAATTGTTTGAAATTGACACTAAGAGTAGACATAGAAGAAAATCACTAACAATAGAAAATACTGACACATATAATATCACGGCTAGTTTTGCGACAGGTACTACTGAGTTTATTAAAACTATATATGATAGAATTGATTTGAATCAAATTAGCGTTGACAATATTTCAACATTCGATGTTTACATAAATGATGATTATTATGGATCTGACTTGGTTTCAATTAGATTAAATCCTGATGATGTACTAAAAATAAATTGTACTAAAGTAAATCCTGGGGAAGAGGCTAATATACTATTTGCAGCTACTATTGTGTAGTTTGTAAACTTACATATATAGTAATAACTTTTAAATAGTAAAGATTTTGCCAGTTATAGAAATATTTATAGTGTAAATAAAATAAATATCTAAATAATAAAAATGGCAACAAATAGTAAAGTATTCGTATCACCTGGCGTATACACATCCGAAACAGATTTAAGTTTTGTTTCGCAAAGTGTGGGAGTAACAACTTTGGGTATTGTTGGTGAAACATTGAAAGGACCAGCATTTGAACCAATATTCATCACAAATTATAATGAATTCGAAACATATTTTGGAGGTACAAGTCCTGAAAAATTTGTTAATACTCAGATCCCAAAGTATGAGTCCGCCTATATTGCTAAGTCATATTTACAACAATCAAATCAATTGTTTGTAACTAGAATCCTAGGTTTATCCGGTTATGATGCCGGGCCATCATGGTCAATAACTTCAATTGCTAATGTTGATAGTACAACAATTGGATTTAAAAATGATGATGGTGACCCTCTAGTATTCTCGGTTGATTTTTCAGGTTGTAATACCGGATTATCTGCAATACAATTTACAACAGCATTCCCTACAGAAATTGAAAGTATATTAAATAATAATTACACAACTTATAATGGGGGAACATCAACATTGGCAACAGACATTTTAAATCAGTTGTTGTCAACTTTTAATGATAATACATTGAGTGGTACAAGTATCAACTATTTTGGTACAATACCTTCAGCAGATTATTACACTTTATTATCAACGTATACCGCAGCAACTAACGTATATCAAGTTTCAAATGTTAATAGTTTCAATGCCGATTTAACTGACCCTGATAATGACTCTTGGTATTACTCACTATTTGAAAATACTAGTGGAGATGAGTATGATGGGTATTCTTTTTATACAACGGTTACATCTTTAACACAAACTGAAAGTGGATGTTTCACTGGAACAATTACCGGTACATTATATTCATATTCAGGTACAGCCTATTGTGGTTACAATAATATTGTTTTAGCAACATTAAGATCTAGAGGTACATCTGTATATTCGTCAACTCAGCACGGTCCACAGTACGAAGTTAGTACATTAGGTAATGTATTATTAGACTTTAGTGGATCATACGCTGATGCTCTAAAAAATCCATACTCGCCATTTGCAATTAATATTACAAATGATGATGGTGATACCTTCATATTCAAGACTAGTCTACAATCTTCAGATACTACTTATATTAATAAAGTTTTTGGTAGTAGCAATTTCTCAAAACCAAAAACTGAAGTTCCTTTATTTGTTGAAGAATCATTCTTGAACTTGTTAAATTATGGGTATAAAAAAGGTTTTATTAGAGGTATTAATCAACAATTAATTTCTCTACCTAGTGCAATTAGTAATAATTCATCTAGTATTGCTAACTATTTAGAGCAGTACCAATCTGCACAATCTCCTTGGGTTGTGTCTGAGTTGAGAGGTAATACTGTATATAAGCTATTCAGATTTATTACAATTTCAGATGGTAATGCTGCAAATATGCAAGTTAAGATCTCAATTGCTAACATGTCATTCAATAGCGGTACTTTTGATATATTAGTTAGAGATTATTATGACACAGATAATGCTCCGGTTGTATTGGAGAAGTTTACCAATTGCAATATGGACCCAAATACAAATAGCTTCATTGCTAAAAAAATTGGTAGCCAAGATGGGGAATACGCATTGAATTCAAGATTCGTTATGGTAGAAATGAATGAGGATGCTCCAACTGATGCATTACCTTGCGGATTTGAGGGTTATGTATATAGACTATACGATAGTGCAATATCTCCATTCCCTGTTATTAAAAACAAATATTACCAACCTGGAGAAGTATTATTTAACCCACCATTTAATTTTTCAAGTGGTGCTGACAATAAAAATATCAGTTCTGGCGATAATGTAAAAAGAGTATATTTGGGTATTTCAAATACAACTGGTTATGATCCAGATTTCTTTGAATATATCGGTAAGCAAAACTTAGGAGATACTTGCGTTCCTAATTTACAGGAATGGCCATATATGTCTAAGGGCTTCCATATGGACTCAGGAGCGACTATCGTAACAATACCTAGTAAGTACTCAAGCTCTGGTCAAACTGCGTTCTACGCGGGTATTTCAGAGTTCAGGAACGATCCTAGTAGCGAAGACAATGCTTATTACAGAACCTACGCGAGAAAGTTCACATTATTAGTGGCTGGTGGTTTTGATGGTTGGGATATTTATTCTGAATCAAGAACTAACGCAGATAGATTTAGACTTGGAGCATCAGGATTTTTGGCAGGTGCTTGCCAAACAGATAGGTTCCCAACAGCAAATGGTAATGGAAACTTTAAAGTTATAACAATAGGTGATAATGCTAGAGATTGGGGTAATACAGACTATTACGCTTACTTATTAGGTCAAAAAACATTTAGTAACCCAGAATCTGTAAACATTAATGTATTTGTTACACCTGGTATTGATTATGTTAATAACAGTAACTTAGTTGAAGCGGCTATTGAGATGGTCGAGTTTGATAGAGCTGACTCATTATATGTTTGCACAACACCTGACTATGATATGTTTGTTCCTAGTACAACTAACCAACAAAATATGATTTATCCTCAAGAGGCTGTAGATAATTTGGAAATTGCCGGAATTGACTCAAACTATACTGCAACATACTATCCTTGGGTATTAACTAGAGATACAGTTAACAACACTCAGATCTATATTCCTCCAACAGCTGAGGTAGTTAGAAATATAGCATTAACTGATAATATTTCATTCCCTTGGTTTGCATCCGCAGGTTACACAAGAGGTTTGGTTAATTCAATCAAAGCTAGACGTAAAATAACACAAGAAGATAGAGATACTTTATACCAAGGTAGAATTAACACAATTGCTACTTTCTCAGATGTAGGCACAGTTATCTTTGGTAACAAAACCTTACAGATCAAAGAAAGTGCTTTGGATAGGTTAAATGTTAGAAGATTGTTATTACAAGCTCGTAAATTAATATCAGCGGTTGCTGTTAGATTGTTGTTTGAGCAGAATGATGCTAAAGTTAGACAAGATTTCTTAGATACAGTAAATCCAATCTTAGCAGCAATAAGAAGAGATAGAGGATTATATGACTTCAGAGTAACGGTTTCTTCTTCACCAGAAGATTTAGATAGAAACCAATTAGTTGGTAAAATTTACATTAAGCCAACTAAATCTTTGGAATTTATTGATATTGAATTCTTGATTACCCCAACTGGGGCTTCTTTTGAAAATATTTAATCTTAAAATTTTAATAAAAAACCCTCCTAGTAGTATTTTACTAGGAGGGTTTTTTTATCTATTGTCTATATGTATGTTTACCTCATTATAATAGTTTATGAAAAAATCACTAAATACATTATCAGTAATGTCTACACAGTCTATTGATAATATTTTATATGATTTGAATAATTTCAAATAAGAATCTCTAAAATTTATAAAATTATTTTTTAATTCTTGTGTTGATAAATGCCATTCCCCGACAATTTTCTTTACATTATTTAATATCCAAGGCATATTTTCATCATTAAATACATTATATTCACAACCTTCACAATCAATTTTGATAAAATCAATTTTATTTAGATTATACATTTCTATTATTTCTGAAAAAGAAATACAAGTCAGTTTTTGTTCATAATTATTAGACATTATAATAATTGATCTTTCATTATTTTTAGAGCATAAACCTTTATTAATTGCTGTTACAGGCCCATGAATAGTGTTTTTAACTAAAGTTAAAAAAGACTCTGTGTCAGGTTCAAATGCAAAAACATTTTTTGGGTTTTTATGCAAAATAGAAAATGTAAATGGGCCTAAACTAGCCCCAATATCAAAAACTATATCGCCTTCATCTACACTAAGTATTTTTTCATATACATTATTAACAAATATTTCGTTATAAACGAACTCTTTGAATCCATCATATATTTTTGGTTCCCAAATAAAATTATCTAAGTTATTAATCATTATCTTATATTTATAATAATAAAATATTACTTTTTTATGTTGATAAAATCAAGAATTAATGAAGGTTTTGGTGAAGAAGGAACACCAGATTTAAAATATTACGCTTTTGATTGGGATGATAATATCATGATTATGCCAACAAAAATAATACTTAAAAATGATAAAGGAGATAATGTTGGAATGTCCACAGAAGATTTTGCACATTATAGAACTAAAATTGGCTCTGAGGATTTTGAATATGATGGAAATATTATTGTAGGTTTCAGCGATGATCCTTTTATTAATTTTGGAGTTAAAGGAGATAATAAATTTATCGTAGATTCCATGATTGGTGAAATAGGCCCATCCTGGGATGATTTTGTAGAATGTATTAATAATGGGTCTATATTCGCAATAATAACAGCTAGAGGCCATTCCCCTGGTGCAATCAGAGAAGCTATATATAATTTAATTAAAGGAAACGTTAAAGGTATTAATAAAAAAGAACTTGTTAAAAATTTGAAGAAGTATCGAGACTTCATGGACGAAGATAAACTATCAGATAACCAAATGATTAAAGAATATTTGGATTTATGTAAATTCCATCCAGTTACATATAACAAACCTAAGAATGCTCAAAATCCTGAGCAGGATAAAGTTGTTGCTCTAAAAGAATTTGTAAAATACATTAAAGAATTAACTGGAGATGTACATAAAAAAATATTCTTGAAAAAGAATATTAGAAATTTCTTTTCACCAACTATTGGATTTTCAGATGATGATATAAGAAATGTTGAAACTATGAAGAAAGCATTTAAAGATGAACCTATAGTACAATCTTATTTAACTACAAAAGGTAAAAAAACAAAATATTAATATAATATATATGTAATAATTATTATAATTAATAATAAATAAAATAATAATTATATATTATATAATATTTATTAATAACATTAATATTAAAAATATACTATTAAAGCACTGCAGTGTTATTATAATAGCAACTTTACGAAAGTTTTTTTAAAAGTAAATAGAAAAATTTTCATCATTTAAATATTTATAGTTGTCTATGCTAGTTTTAACAAAAAAAATAGACCTAAATAAATTATACAATATTGATCTTTAAATCAATTTAAAACAATTAAATAGAAAAACATGGCTGATTTATTAATGAAAATGCCGATACCTTATGAACCAAAACGTCAAAATAGATTTATTTTGAGGTTTCCATCGTCATTGGGTATTAATGAATGGTTTGTTGAATCTGCAAAAAGACCTAGTATAAAAATTAACGCTACTGAAATACAGTTTTTAAATACATCAACTTTTGTTGCTGGTAGATTTAACTGGGATACTATTAATGTAACTTTTAGAGACCCAATTGGCCCTTCAGCGACTCAAGCTTTAATGGAATGGATTAGGTTACATGCTGAGTCTGTTACAGGTAGAATGGGTTATGCTGCTGGTTATAAGAAAAATGTAGATCTTGAGATGTTAGATCCAACAGGGGTTGTTGTTGAAAAATGGATACTTGAGGGTACATTTTTAACCAGTTATGATGGTGGTAGTTTAAGCTATAGTCAAGATGCTTTGGCTAACATTACCGCTACATTAAGGATGGACAGATGTATTTTAGTTTACTAAACTAAAAAATATTTACAAAATATAAAAATTCCATTATGTTACTTGATAGTAATGTAATGGAATTTTAATATATATGACTATGGATAATTCACAAATTTATGGACAAGATAATTTTAGTTTACCTCATGACGTGGTAAAACTACCAACCGGAGGTGTTTTTTACAAAAGTAAAAAAAAATCTGTTAAGGTCGGATATTTGACAGCTTCAGATGAAAATATTCTATTAGCATCAGATCCTTCTGTTAAAAATGACATTATTTTAACACTTCTTAGAAGAAAAATATTTGAGCCTGACTTAAAACCAGAAGAATTATTATTTGGAGATATTGAGGCAATATTAATTTTTCTTAGAAACTCTTCTTTTGGTCCTGAGTACACATTACAACTTTCAGATCCTAACAGCGGAGAAAAATTTGAAGTTACTATAGTATTAGAAGAACTTAACATATCAAATACCAAAGTAAAACCAGAACCTGAAGGGTATTTCAATGTTGAGCTTCCAAAGTCTAAGTTTAAAGCAAAAATAAAGCCATTATCATATACTGAGATTCTTGAATTAGAAGAATTAGATAAAAAATACCCTAAAGGGCATGTTGCTCCAAAAGAGACGACTAGGTTATCAAAAATGATAGCAGAATTAAATGGATCTACAGACAAGGCATTAATTTTTCAAGAAATCGAAAATTTACCATTAGTTGATTCTAAATATATCAAAAATTTTATACAAGAAAATGAACCTAGAATTGACTTAAACAGAAGTGTAATAGCCCCGTCAGGATCGAAAGTTGATTTCAGGATCAACTTTGGGGTTGAATTTTTTCGGCCTTTCTTCGAAATATAATGAAATATTATCTAATGAATATTATTTTTGTTTAAGGCATTTAAACATGTCATATCGTGACTTTTTGATACTACCTGTATTTCTTAGACGTTTTGTGATTGAAAAACATATTAGGTCACTTGAAGAGCAAAATAACTCTTAATGATAATATTTATTATTAAATTTTAATAATAAATGGCTTTAGAAAATGATGTACAAGCATTAACCCAGAGTGTAAGTCGGTTAGTTGATAAACTTGATAGAGGCGGTGGATTTAACGGTGGAGGCGGTAGTTCCGCAGGGCCTGGTGCGACTTCAGGTGGTGGTTCTGGCGGTGGCACTGGTGGTAGTATGGCAGGGATACCTTTTGGTGATGTTCCAAACATAAAATCTGCAGGTGAAAAAATTGGGGATATAATTGGTGATATTTTTAATGGTAGGATAAAAGATGCTTTTAGCAAAATAGGAAAAGAAATAAATCCTTTTGAGGATTTCTATAATTATTTTGATTTGTTTAAAAAACAAGAGGCGGATATATCCAGAATATTCGGTGGTGTTGAAGGTTGGTCTAAGACGATAACACAAACAATTAGTGAAGCGATACCACCAGCAAGAGCTTTAGGCTTTACAGAACAACAAATTCTAAGTTTACAGAAAGAATCGATAAATACTTTAAAGACCCAAAGTTTACTAACTTCAGATCAATATTATAAATTATTATCTTCAGCAGCTTTGGTTTCAGACTCTGTTGAGTCCGCTAGTTATAATGCAAATAAAATGATGCCAACATTTCTTAGTGCTGGTTATTCATTAAATAACATTTCAAAAGAAATGGAAGGTATTATTAATACCTCAAGATCTTTAGGGGTTGCAACTCAAGCAACTTATCAACAAATAAGTGAAAATCTAAATAGAATTAATCTTATTAATTTTGAGAATGGTGTACAAGGTTTAGCTAAAATGGCGGCTAATGCATCTATTCTTAGAATAGATATGAGGAATACTTTGGATATGGCAGATGCTTTATTTAAACCAGAAAAGGCTGTTGAAATGGCCTCAGGATTCCAAAGATTAGGCGTTCAAATTAGTAGTCTGTTAGATCCATATAAACTTATGGATATGGCTAGGAATGATCCTGAGCAACTTCAAGAATCTTTAACAGAGGCTTTAAAACAATATGCCATTTTTAATGAAAAAACTCAAAGATTTGAAATTATGAAAGGTGCTCAAGGGTTTATACGAGAACTATCAGAAGTTACCGGTGTAAGTTCAAAACAATTAGCAGAATGGGCTTTATCGGCAACAGAATTGGCTAAAAAAATGGATAGTATTAGGTTTTCACCTGAAATAGCTACTGAAGATGATAGAAAATTAATAGCATCAATGGCTCAGTTGGGTGAAAGGGGTGGTAAATTTGAAGGTAAATATTTTGTTAATTTTACTGACGAACAAGGCAAATCCCAACAAAAACTTGTCAGTGACTTAAGAGAGAAAGATCTCGAATTCTTAAAAGGTATTAATGAACCTAAGACGTTAATTGAGTTACAAAAAGAGGCTAATGGTTATTTAAAAAACTTACAATATTTAAGATCTGCTAGGGCTGGTGTTATATCTCAAGTTATTGCAGCAGACCCTAATGTAGACAAAGCTTTTAGAAGTATTACAAAATATGTTTCTGAATTAAATGAATCTATGAATGCGATAAAGGGTTTATTAAAAAACCAAGAAACAGGTCTACCTGAAATTGGTAAAATGAAAGGTAGTATTGGCGATATAACAAGTAATTTTGAAAAAGATTTGACTAACGCATATAAAAAAGCAGCTGATAGTAAGGAAGGCGTTGGGGCATTTTTTGACGTAGGGAAAGGTTTTTATGAGCTTATAGGTAAGATTGGTGATTTAATTGAGAATCAAGCTAAAGCTGCTCATGATCAATCAACTAGAGGTACACAAAATACTCAAAGTACTGCACCATCATTAAAGCCGAATACAATACCACCAGTACCTATACCAGATTTACAACAACAAAACGTATCTCCAAGTACGTCTTCAATTGAAAGCCCATTGAGAAATTATAATCCAACAAATGTTTCTCCGGCTCAAGAATCTGAAGAAAAAAATTATAGTATTGGAGCTAATATTAATGTTAAATTTGAATCTAGTAATATGGATCCCTATTTGAATACTTGGTTAAAAGAAAAAGGTTTACAAATGATAGAAAAACAATTAATAGATAATGGCATCTTAAAAGGCGTTGGTTAATAATTTATAGGTAACTAGGCATTTTTTTACTTAAAAAATTAAAACAAGTCTATTTATATTAGAATAAATAAATCATAAATGCCTAGTTATTTAACATTTGCAGCGACAGAACAGTATAGATCGGTTTTAATGGCCCGAAATTTGGCCCCTTATACAGTTCCAGGTGCTTATTCACCAAACGTTACTGACATAACTTACGAGACAGTATTAAGAGATGAAGGAGTTTACGATTCGCCAGATAACTTAATTGCTGATGATCCATTTGCGGATTTATTATATCCGCTTAATGCTTATGGGCCACTAAATGGTTACGATAAAAATATTAATGCTGGTGGATTAGCAAACACAAAAAGTAATTTAGGCCCATACGAAGTTTCTGATACTAAGTTACCACAATTAAGTTTACCATACGAGGCAACAATACCGGTACTAAATAAGTATTCATTTGAATCGATCAATCTTGAATCTTCAGAATATATTCAATTAGAACCAAAGTTTACATTTTATGCCAATCCTGATCCGATTGCATTTGTGCCATCACAATATACGCCATACCAGGTATTAATTAACGATAATCCATTTGGGTCAGACGGTTCTTTATCACAAGACTCAACATTAGCTCAGCTCGGTGCTAAATCATTAAGAGAAGACTTTAGAAGCCGTATAGCTAGAGAAATTGAACAGAATACTCTAGGGTCAATTAATCTACCTAACGTATATAACGACCCTGTAATGGCTGTTCAGATTTTACAAGGTAAAATACCTTTAATTGAAAGAGATTGGGTAATAACAAGACCTGACAATTTATTAGTAAAATCAGCTGATTTGGCTACAAGGTTAAGTGGTGCGTATTTCCCAGATTCATTAATCCCTGGTGATTATTTTACATTAGACAATCATAGTCAAAATTTATATAAGCAGATTGCAAATTCATTTCAAGGTGAAAACAAATCTGCAATTGCTAAGCTATTATTCAGGCAAAATGTTAATCCATCTCAATTATTTTTAAATAATACTGGTGGAGGCCAAAAATCACAAATGTATTTTACGTTAGGGTTTAATAAATACGGGCCTGAATATGATAGATCTTTTTTTGGTGAATTACTAAACAAGGGTAAGAATGCATTAGCATCATTATTTGATATACCGATTAAAGGTGGATTTTATATTGGAGATAAACAAAACGATCCAAGTAAAGTTGAAGGGCCTTCAGGTAAATTACCGTTAAATTCACAAGGTGGAGAAATTGAATCAATTGTTTATGGACCTGATGCTTTGGCTAAGTTATATGAACCAACAATTGATAATGTTAAATTTGGATTAATCGGCGACTCTTTCTTTGATAATGGAGGCATTAGTGGCGGATTAATTTGGTCAACAGTTGATTCTGACCTTAAGTTTGGGTTTAAGGTTGGTAGGAAAGGTAAACAAATTATTAAAGATGAAGAATATAACCAAACAAGTTCTTACATTAATTTAACATCTAGCAATGAACAAACTTTTAGAGATGGGTCAATATTATACCAAACTCAAAAACTTGTCGAAGCTGGTAATAATGATGTATTCCATGTCGGTAATGCTATAAATCAAGTTAGTAAGGTTTTTAACGATGGTTATCGAGAAATAACCAAAGGTTCTAGAGTTATGACATATGTTAATGAGAACGGAGTTGAAGTTGGAAAAGAATATTGCCGTATTTTCACTAAGGATACTCCTTACTTAACATATGCTGATCTTCAAAAGACAGATGGTAATATAAGAAGATTTGCATATTCTGTTTTAGATAAAACATACAATCTTAATATCGCCCCAATTAAAAGTACTAACACTAGTACCTCAACAAATATTAAAGATGGCAAAGCTCAAAAATATATGTTTTCATTGGAAAACTTGGCTTGGAGAACATCGTATAAACCAGGGTATAGAGTGTCAGATTTACCTGAATGTGAGAGAGGTCCAAATGGCGGTAGAGTAATGTGGTTCCCCCCATATAATTTAACATTTAGTGAGAATACTTCAATAAGTTTTAATGGTACATCATTTATTGGTAGGCCTGAGCCGATATACACATATGCAAATACTACTAGATCTGGTTCTTTAAACTGGACAATTATTGTAGATCATCCGGCAATTTTAAATACAATTGTTAATAAAGAATTAAATGGTAAAAGGGGTGATGAAGTTAACAGTATTGTCGATTCTTTTTTTGCCGGGTGTAAAAAATATGATATTTATGAACTTGCTAGAAAATATAACATGCTATCAATTAGCGAGTTATATGAATATCAACAAATATTAACTAGCCCTAATTCAAATGAAGAAGCAATTAATCAAGTTTCTCAAGAAATTAATTCTCAGCAAACAGCAATAACTAATTATAATAATGAGCTAACAAATTTTATAAATCTAGGATATTATTTTGAAAACGATATTCCATTAATTGATAACGAAATTCTACAAACAACATCTCAATCTAATTTTAAAGATTTATATGATGTATATGTATCTGAAGATAATATCTTTAGATATAATAATCAGGCTAATATCTCAAAAGACCCTGATAAAACAAAAGAAAGACAAACCGCTCAAACACAAATATTTAATGGCATCATTAATAATTTCAACAAAAATCAAGAATTAATAAACAAATTAAAAGATTTGTTTAAATCAAATACAGATACTAATGGTAATTGTAACTTATATGTTGAAATTACATTTAAAGCAAGTGCTTCAGCACCAGCTAATGAAGATTACAATCAGAGTTTATCGTATCGTCGTTATGATTCGGTTGTTAATTACTTTAAAAGTCTTGATGGATTATCAAAATATATTGAAAGTAAAAACTTAACTTTTACTCTATCAAACTCGTATGGTGAAAATACTGTAGTTAAATTTTATCAGCCAGGGTCTGTACCAGATTTTGGCCCATATGACTGCAGAACATCGTTAGGTAAAAGTAATTATGATCAAATATATTCTCCACAAGTAATGGCTTGTAGGCGAGTTGCTGTAGCGTCAATAGTTGCAAAAGTTACTCCAAAACCAAAAGTTACAAATCCTACAGGATCTGTTCCAGAAGTAACAATAAATCAATCTATTAGAGATGGCATTAGCAAAAAAATATTACGTAGGTTATTAACAGAATGTGATTATTTTAATTTAATTGAAGAAAAAGACCCGATGTATAAAAATACAATTAAAGATAAAATAAAATATTTTGATCCTGCATTCCATTCGATTACACCTGAAGGTTTAAACTCTAGATTAACGTTCTTACAACAATGTAGTAGGCCTGGAGAAACAATTCCAATTATTGGGTTGGATGGTAAACCAAAATATAATAGTGCTTCAAATACAGCTTTTGGGGCACCTCCGGTATTAGTTTTGAGGATCGGAGATTTTTATAATACAAAAATTATACCTACAAGTATTAATATAAGTTACGAACAATTGGATATTAACCCTGAGGGTATTGGTGTTCAGCCTATGTTAGCAAAAATAACTTTAGGGTTTAACTTTATTGGGGGGTCAGGTCTAAAAGAGCCTATTGATAGGTTGCAGAATGCTTTGTCTTTTAATTATTATGCTAATACAGAGATGTACGATGAAAGGGCTGACGTTACAGATACATCATATAAAAAGATAGATGATGAGTTGGTTAACTCAATAATTAATCAAGTACCTATTGTAACTGAAAATGACGTAGATAATTATTTAACTAACGATGGAGGTACAACCATTGGAGTTATCGTAACTTCTCAAGAATCTTCAGCAGGAGTCACAGGTACAATTAATTATAGTAATATAATGGATGACTTATTAACAAATGGGCAGCAATATATAAGTAGTATTACGAATAATTCTTCACAAATTATAACTGAATATAATTATCCAATATATACAGCATATATCCAATCAAGAAACTATTTAGATGGTTATTCTCAATATTTAACAATACCAAAAGAATTAAAAATATTTGGTAAACCAAGTAATATAGATCTTTTCATAAATAGACTTTATGATAAAATATATGATGACATTGATAAATCAGATAGAAACAATCCGCTGTATCCTGGGTTATATTATATAAGATATTTGTATAATGAGAGGTATGATAATAATATTATAAGACGAGTTAAGCAAAATCTTAAAAATATAGTTTCTAGAACTAAAAATAATATATTAACTTCTCTTAATTTTACAAATAATGAAATAACAAATGTTGAGACAAACTTAGTTAAGTTAATGTCTAAGATAGATTTTGTTGCAACAAAATCGGATGGTTTTATTGACCAGAATCAGGCAACAATAATATACAACATAAGTGGAGATAGTTACTCTGAACTAATTACTGATTATGACAAATCTGTAGATGATTTATATACTTTTTATTATGACTTAGTTGAAAATGGGCTTTTAGATGTTGTTTATGATGTCAATGATTTAGTAATTGTTGGCAAACTTTATGTATATTTAGACGGTATTGATACATATGCTACTAGCATTGATATATATTTTGAAGCTGAAAAAAGATTTTATAGTGTTATGTCAAAAATATTATTAAATGATAATTCATATGCATCGTTTATTAACGAGTTAATACCAAACGACCTTGGTAATACTACAGATATTACATTAGATTATAATGTAACCGAATTAAGGTCTGCAACTGAAAAATATTTTAATAATATTAGAGAATGTTATAAAAAAGAAAAAGCTGATGAAGTTGAATTTATTAATAAATTCAAGAACAGTGATAATTATAAAAATTTGTACGGAAATAACTGGAGGCCATACGTTCCAAATAAGTCTAGAATTTTTACATTTAATAATTATATTAGTGGGACTGATGAGCAAAAAACAAATTTAAATAATTTGTATAAAAATGGAAATTGGATTACTGATATCAAAACATTTAATGGCAAAAATAAATTAAATTAATGGGTGAGTTATATTATAATAGGTACAATAATTTTCTAATAAATGGAAATCAAACAGTAGTTCCTTATGTGAATATACCGCAAAAAGGCTCAGATAAACGATACATTTATAGAGAAGGTATTAGTAGGCTAGACAAAGTAAGCCAAGAATACTACGGCACTCCGTTATTTGGTTGGTTGATATTAGCGGCTAATCCAATATACGGTGGCATTGAGTGGTTTATTCCTGACAATAGCGTACTAACAATACCTTATCCTTTAATAGCCTCATTACAAGACTATGAGGCACAATTAAATAATCATTTTTTTTATTATGGTAGGTGATGAAAATATACTTGTCGAATTTGATTACCAAAATATAGTATTAGTTGACCCTAATAAAATTGTTGATTCAGATGGACGAGCAAAAGAACGCTTTTTAAAACAAGAAAATTTAGTTTATTATGCTAATTTAGAGTGTAACCTCTTCCCAAGAACCAGGTTGGCAGTAGACTCTAGTGGGGCTATAAATAATAAAACAGTTTCAATCGCTAAAATTGATTATTTAAATCCTTCTGGTAATTTTTTATTAGAAAATGCTTATTTAGATGATTTAACAGGACTTGGTGGTTTAAATAAAAGTGCTGCAAATCAAATAATTGAAAAATCGGCAAAAACTTCAGATAACCAAACTTATGTTTATCAAGAAACCATAAATAAAGTTAATACAGATCTTTTATTAATAAGTAGGATTAAGGTTGAGTTAGGATTGAGTTTAATGCCTACGGTTAGTATAGAGTTGCAGGATATTAGAGGAAGAGCTTTGTTTGAACAAGGCGAGAATTCTCCATATGCAATTTTTTTTAATTACCCTTACCCTTTATTCTATCTTACGGTAAAGGGTTATTTAGGCCAGGCTATTAAATATCAATTGGCATTAAGAACATTCAACGCTAGCTTCGATTCTTCAACAGGGAACTTCATAATTTCATTAAATTTTTATGCATTTAAGTACAATGTATTAACAAATTTAATGATGGATTATGTTGATTCTGTACCATATATGTATAAGAATAAATATTTTAAGACAAATAATGATTCTACAACAAAAGAAACTGTCACATTCCGAGGATATGAAAAAATAAAAGAAGTTTATTCAGAATATAAAAGCAAAGGTCTAATAGATTCTAATTTTCCTGAAATAACAGTTAAGGAATTAGTTAAAAGATTATCATTACTTGAGACATATATTCTTAATACATTCAAAGATATAGATTTAACAAGTTTAACAGACGCTGAAAATTATGTTAAAACATTAATTAGTTATGAAAAAGAGGTTATTGGGTATTCTGATTCTTGGGTTAAAACTTATTTAGATGAAAACAATTTCCTGGTTTTACTTAAAAATAATACTAGGGTTTATAAATTAAAACAAGAAATTATCGCTAATGATCGAAAATCAGAAGCAGATTCTAATATTAGAAATATTGTTGATACTAATAACGGTTACTTAGCCGGAAACAATGTATTTGGTACTGGTAAAAAATTAGAGATAAATAACGATATCTCTATTAACGATTTTATATTAAAAAATATAAAAGAAACCGATATTAATTGGAAAGAAACATATACAAGCCTAACAGGTAAAAATGATTATGAAACAGATGTGTATTATAAGTTCATTAATAATCTTAAGTTAGATATAAATAATGGCTATTATAGGTATGTGTTTAACGGTACTGGTAGTTTTTTAGATAAAATGTCCGTATTACAGACTAAAGCAAGTAGTAATCTAACAAAATTGCAAGATGAATACTCTAAAATATTAGTTGATAGATTAAATAATAACAACCAAAATGGTTTAGGGTTTAAACCTACGTTAAAAAATGTTATAGCGGTAATATTGGCAAGTAGTGAGGCCTTCTTAAGGTTAATGAGTGATGTACATGAAAAGGCCTGGGGCTTAAGTAGAGATAGAACTAGAATTGAAGCTACTTTAGGTCCAGATAAATCAGCAGTAGGCGTTGACAATCGTGATAATGTAAGTATAGATGGTGCTAATTTAATACCTGTATACCCCTGGCCTCAGTATTTTGTAGAAAAAATAACAGACAGTGGTGAAAGATTTATATTAACATATCCAGGCAATCATAATGTTATTACTAAAACCAAAGGATATTCATTTGATATATGGCCAGAAATAGAATTTGTTGAGGAATTTTTGAAAGCTAAACGTATTATTAAAGATAATACCTTTAATTTTAATTTTGGTAATACTATATCAAATACTGAAGAAGGTACT